TGAAAAGGGGGGAGATTGATTTCTCCCCCCTTTACTTTTCTAACCAACCATGTGAATAGTTTTGAGCCTCCCCCGGTGAGGAGGTTTTTCATCCCGGTCATAAGTCGCCCCGGTGTGCGATGATGGACCTCCTGAAGAAGGAGAATCCGTTATGGCGAACACCAATGCGCCTTTCGGCTTCCGGCAGTATCAGGGGACTGGCTCTGCTCCGACGTATGAGCAGGTTCCCGTCAAGATTGCCTACAACGCGACGAACATCTTCTTTGGCGACCCGGTTGAGCCGGATGCCAACGGGTATGTGGTTCAGGGTGACGGCACGACAGCGGCTGCTGGCATTGCTGGCATCTTTGTCGGCTGTCAGTACCTCTCGGTCGCCCAGAAGCGCACCGTGTGGTCGAACTACTGGCCCGGCTCGGATGTCGCTTCGACGCAGACCGTCACGGGCTACATCGTCAATGATCCGAATGCCAAGTTCGTCGTCCAGTCGGACGCGACCGGCATCGTGCAGGGCGATGTGAACCTGAACGTCGGCTACACCATCGGCACCGGCAATACGTCGAACGGCATCTCGGGCGCGTACATCTCTGGTGCGGCCACGACCAACACCCTGCCGTTCCGCATCGTCGGCCTGATCACCGATCCTCCGGGTTCGGCTGGCACGGAGAGTGGCGCGTACAACTGGGTGGTCGTTGCGTTCAACAACGTCGCCACCAAGTCCCTCACGGGCATCTGAGAGGAGTAAGCACCAATGGCTGTTAATCTTAGTGCCATCAAGGATCTGCTCCTCCCCGGCCTCCGTGGCATCGAGGGCAAGTACGAGCAGATCCCGTCGCAGTACGACAAGATCTTCACGAAGCATGAGTCGAAGATGGCTCTGGAGCGCACCGCTGAGATGCGCTTCCTTGGCCTCGCGCAGCTCAAGACTGAAGGTGGTCAGACTGCTTTCGACAACAGCGCGGGCGAGCGTTACGTCTACAATCAGGAGCATACCGAGATCGCTCTCGGGTATGCCATCACTCGCAAGGCGATTGATGACAACCTGTACAAGACGCAGTTCATGCCGTCGAACCTTGGTCTCATCGAGTCCTTCCAGCAGACCAAGGAGATCTATGGCGCGAACGTCCTGAACACCGCGACCACCTACAATGCGTCGATTGGTGGTGACGGCAAGGCTCTCGTCGCGAGCGACCATCCGATTGATGGTGGCACGGTTGCGAACACGCCTGCGACGCAGGTGGAACTCAACGAGTCCACCCTGCTCAACGGCATGATCGCTGTCCGCGCCAACTTCAAGGATCAGGCTGGCCTGAAGGTGTTTGCGCGCGCGCGCAAGCTCATCGTGCCGACTGCTCTGGAGCCGGTTGCGATCCGACTGACGAAGACGGAACTGCGTCCGGGTACTGCGGACAATGATGTGAACGCGATCCTTATGACTTCCGGTGGTCTGCCGGAAGGCTACATGGTCAGCGACTTCCTCACATCGTCTTCGGCTTGGTTCCTGCTCACGAACATTGACGGTCTCTCGTACATGGAGCGCGTCAAGTTTGAGTCGGACATGCAGGTCGATTTCGTCACGGACAACCTGCTGGTGAAGGGCTACGAGCGTTACAGCTTCGCCTACTACAACTGGCGAGCGATCTGGGCGTCGTTCCCGACCTGACCAAGGAGGGGGGCGGGGAAACTCGTCCCCCTTCGCACTCCGGGGAACCGGATCACGTTGACTGCCCCGGCAGACGCTGCACCGACAACGTGATCTCATCGTGCAGGAGACTTGAATGGCAACCACGACATTTACTGGCCCGGTCAAGGCTGGCGATGTTCTGAACACGACTGGCTCGACTGCCGGTACGGTGAAGAACGTCGGCTTCGTTGAGATGGTCCAGTCTGTGGCTATCACGCAGTCTGCAACGGCTGCTGCTACCACCATCTGCATCCCCGCCAACAGCCAGATCATCGACATCTCTGCGCTCGTCACGACGGGCTTCACGGGTGCTGCTGGCACTCTGAATGTTGGCACTACCTCCACCTCGACTGAGCTTGTCGCGGCGGCGAACTTCGACCTTGCGGCTGTCGGCCTCGCAACTGCCACTCCCGGCACGGATGCGACGCGCACGGCCAAGTGGATCGATGTCGGCACCACCGATGTCATCATCTACGTCAAGGCGGCGAACGCTCCGTCTGGCTCGACTGGCGCGGCGATCCTGACGGTTCGCTACGTTCAGGCTATCAATCTCACAGCGTGATCAGGAGAGAAACCATGAAGGGCAAGACTCAGAAGGGTGTGAAGGCGCAGCAGGATCTCCGTAGCGGGTTCTATGCTGGCGCGGGTTCCAACGTCGCTTCCGAGGCCAAGAGCAAGGCCGAGGGCTTCAAGCGTGGTGGCAAGGCGAAGCACATGGGCAAGGTCCACGGTGCCGCTGCGATGGCTCACGCTGGTCGCAAGCCGCGCAAGTCGGGTGGTGGCGTTTTCTCGTCCGCTGCCAAGGGTTCGATGCGCCCCGGCTTTGAGGGCTGAACTCCGACGATAGTCTGAACTTGAGCGGGGGCCTAGCGCCCCCGTTCTTGCATGGAGAGAGCGATGCCGGGTGCATGGACACGCAAGGAGGGGAAGAATCCCTCCGGTGGTCTGAACGAGAAGGGTCGTGCTTCTCTGCGCGCGCAGGGGCATGACATCAAGCGTCCGCAGCCCGAGGGTGGTTCGCGGCGCGATAATTTCCGTGCTAGGATGTGCGGAATGAAGGAAAAGCTGACATCCGCCAAGACGGCGCACGATCCCAATAGCAGGATCAATCTTGCGCTGAAGAAGTGGAATGTTAAATGCTAACTTGCACTAGGTGCAAACAGGAAAAGCCCGCAACTAGGGAATTTTTTCCTGTTCACAATAAAAAGAAAAATGGATTTGATAGTTGGTGCCGTAGTTGCAGGGGCAATTACCGGGCGGAAATTCGTCGCGGAGCTTACAGATCTGCAATTTCAGATGAAGACTTGAAGTCTCTAATCAAAAATTCTGATTCATGCACAATTTGTGGAGATAACGTAAATTTGGTCGTAGACCATGATCATAATAGTGGCTCCATAAGGGGTATGCTTTGCAATAGGTGCAACAAGGGTCTTGGGCTATTTCGCGATAGGCCAGAATTGCTAGAATACGCAAGAATCTATCTTCTTGCATCTAGGGATGATCCAGAGGCAGAGGAATATATTCAAAAGCATAGTGGATTGTCCCTGTATCGGGAGTTGAACTGATGTCTGCCAAACCCCAGAACTCTGGTCTTTGGGGCAGAGCCAAGGCTGCTGCTCGGGCCAAATTTGATGTGTACCCTTCTGCCTATGCGAATGCATGGGCATCGAAGTGGTACAAGTCGCATGGCGGCAAGTGGTCTGGCTCGGACAACCGTGTCGCCAAGGCGTCTGGAGGCGGGCTAGGAAAGTGGTTCGCTGAAGACTGGCGAGATGTGAAGACCGGCAAGGAATGTGGTAGGATCGAAGGAGAGAAGGGCAAGCGTCCGTATCCTGCCTGCCGTCCTGCCTCTGCTGTTTCGTCCATGACGAGCGCAGAGAAGAGGACGATGGCACGAAAGAAGACCGGCCCCGCTCGCAGATCGTGGCCTGTTTCTCCCTCTGGAGAGAAGAAGGAAGACTGAAATGCAGCTTATCAGTACATCCGTGACAGGTGTCGGCAGTAGCTCTGTCGAGGCTGTGTCCTACTTCACGAACCCGTTCAACATCGGTCTTGCTGCGGTTCTCACCGGGACAGCGACGTTCACGGTCGAGTACTCCCTCGATGATCCGATGGAGTACGGATATTCTGCCTCCAGCGCAAACTGGTTCCCCGTGACTGGCCTCTCCAGCGTGTCGGCATCGACGGCTGCTGCCCTGACGGTTCCCTGTCGCGCAGTTCGCGTGACGATTGCTTCTGGCACGGGGGCTGTTACTCTCTACGTCCAGCAGGCTGGCGTTCGCTAAGAGGTAGCCATGTCCACCAGCGGCACATACACCTTCAATCCGTCGCTGGGCGAACTGACCCTGTATGCGTTCAACCTGTGTGGGATCAGGAACACAGCCCTGCTTCAGGAACACATGGAATCGGCTCGGATGGCATCGAACCTGATGCTGTCCCGCTGGTCCAACCAAGGTGTGAACCTGTGGAAGGTTGATCTTGTCACGCAGGCTCTGACAACTGGGACATCCACATACAGCGTCGATGCGGACACGGTTGTGATCCTCGACGCCTATGTGACTGTCAACCAGTCTGGCAGCGACATTGATCGCATCATCATGCCGATCAGCCGCACGGAGTACGCAAGCTATCCCAACAAGGAGCAGCAGGGTTTTCCGACTGTCTTCTGGTTCGATAGGCTCTTGTCTCCTACGGTAACGATCTGGCCTGTTCCAGATACGTCTACTGGCCCGCAGTACCTGAAGTACTACAGAGTCAGGCGCATCGAGGACTCCAACTTCACCAATGGTCAGCAGCTAGACATCCCGTATCTTTGGATGGAATGCTACGCATATGGTCTAGCGCAGCGTCTTGCGATGGTTTGGGCTCCTGATAAGGTTGCGCTGCTGAAGCCTATGGCTGATGAAGCTTATGCAATTGCTGCTGATCAGAACATCGAGACCGCGCAGCAGTACATTTCTCCGATGGTTTCTGGCTACTTCCGTCCGTAAGGAGGCGTCATGGGCTACGCTTCACGGTCTGGAAGAGCAAGAACCAGTTCAAGAGATCCGCGCGCTTTCGCTGTCTGTGATCGTTGTGCCATGTGGTACAACCATCATCAGCTTCGCTGGCAGTTCGATTGGGCTGGTGCATCGCTGATCAACAAGCGGATGCTTGTTTGCAATACCTGCTACGATCAGCCTCAGAATCAGCTTCGCGCCATCGTCGTCCCGGCAGATCCGACTCCGATTGTCAATCCGCGCACGGAGCCGTATGCCTACGACAGTTCCAACAAGCGTCAGGTCTCTGGCTACAACACGACGAATGCCTCCACGGGCATCCCTGTTCCCGGTGGCGCTACTCGCGTCACTTCTGCTGGCGGGGCGGCTACGACTGATCCTCGCGTCACCCAGACAACGGGTGAAGGGGCTGGCGGCACGAACCAGCTTCCCGGCACAGATCCCAATGCCGTCACCTATCGCACGATCACCAATGCCGTTGATAATGGCTCTGGCTTGATCAGGCTTACGGTCGCCACGACGAATGGCATGATCACAAATCAAAGCGTGACCGTTCGTGAGGTTGATGGTGTGTCTGCTGCGAATGGGAACTGGACTATCACGGTAGTGAACAGCACGCAGATCGATCTTCAAGGGTCTGCATTTTCGGGTTCCTACGCCTCTGGCGGGTATGTTATCAATAACCCGAGCCTGCCATACGGCTTCACCGAGATCCCAAGGACCGGACCCCTCTATGGCTGAGATCCAAATCCCTAATCTCCCCGTTGCGATCTCCCTGAACGGGACAGAGCAGGTCGAGGTTGTACAGTCTGGTACGTCGCGCCGCGCCACGACGCAGCAGATTGCCGATCTCAAGGGTGTTGGCCCGACTGGCCCGACTGGTGTCATGGGTCCAACGGGACCGACAGGCTCGACTGGCGCGACAGGCCCGACTTCGACTGTCCCCGGACCTACTGGCCCCACAGGATCTATTGGCCCCACAGGCCCCACCGGCCCCACAGGATCGCTTGGACCTGCTGGGCCTACTGGACCTACCGGAAGCACCGGAGACACCGGCAACACGGGTCCTACGGGTCCTACGGGGCCTACTGGCCCGACAGGATCGATTGGCATCACGGGGGCAACTGGCCCCACCGGCCCAACCGGCTCGACCGGCTTGACTGGCCCCACAGGTCCAACTGGCCCAACGGGAGCAACAGGCCCGACAGGCGCAACTGGACTCACCGGATCAACTGGACCTACTGGACCGACCGGAGCAACTGGTGCAGGCGGAACGCTTGGATATTACGGAGCGTTCTACAGCGAAGATGATCAGACCGCTGCTGCTACAAATACAGCATATGCAATGACACTTGACGTAACATCAGAGGCCAGCGGAGTTTCAATTGTATCTAATTCAAGAATTACCTTTGCATATGTTGGCACTTACAACGTTCAGTTTTCCGCTCAATTCCACAATACTGGCGGGAGTGGATCTGGAAACACCGTAAATATCTGGCTAAGTAAAAATGGGACAAATGTTGTCGAAAGTGACACTAGGCTTACTGTCCCTTCAAATGCTCCATATGTCGTTGCCGCTTGGAATTGGGTTATAAGTCTTGCTGCAAATGATTATCTTGAAATAATTTGGTCTACAGACAACACAGCAATTCAGATGGAGGCAGAGCCTGCCGGTGGAATTCATCCATCCATTCCATCGCTAATTGTTACTGCTCAGCAAATTATGTACACACAAGTTGGGCCAACAGGTCCAACTGGTGCTACAGGTCCGACTGGTGCTGTTGGTCCGACTGGCCCGACAGGGGCTACAGGTGATACCGGATTGACTGGTCCTACTGGCCCAACAGGCCAAACGGGTCCAACTGGTCCGACTGGTCCGACAGGAGTTACAGGTTCTATTGGTCCTACTGGTCCAACTGGAGCAACTCCGTCTGTAGCCGGATCAACAGGATATGTTCAATACAATAGTTCCGGCGCCCTAGGAGCCAGCGCAAATCTGTTTTGGGATATCTCAAATAATAGACTGGGAATTGGAACAACAGGTCCAAGCGTTACTTTGGATGTTTTGTCTGCCTCTGGAATAAAAACAACTCAGGCGTCTACTCAAGATGCAATTGCTCTCCTTGGCAGGGCTGGTGGTGCTGGCAGTTACATCGCAACTCTCACTCCAACTACCCTATCTGCAAGCAGGACTCTTACACTCCCTGATGCAACAAGCACAGTCGCTGTTCTTGGCGCGAATCAGTCCTTTAGCGTCGCCCAGCGTGGCTCCATCACGGCTCTGTCTGATGCGGCTACAATTACTCCAGATTTCAACGCAGCGAATAATTTCTCTCTGACCATCGGCGGCAACCGCACGCTTGCGAACCCGACCAACCTCGCGGCAGGACAAAGCGGAGCTATAGTCATCACGCAGGACTCGACTGGCGGAAGGACATTGGCATATGGATCGTACTGGAAGTGGTCTGGAGGTACTGTTCCGACATTGACAACAACTGCAAGTGCTGTTGATGTAATCGTTTACTACACAAACAGCACTACATCTATTACCGCAACCATGATTAACGATGTGAAGTGACGCCATGATTGTCCCCGGCTCCGCAAATGCTCTGCTTCTTTCTCAGGGTGGATACCAGATCCAGAACTCGCTGCGCTTCCGCGCGAGCAACAGCGCGTACCTGTCGCGCAGCTTTGGCAGCCCGACATCCAACATCAAGTGGACTTGGTCTGGCTGGATCAAGCGAGGCGCGCTAGGATCGCAGCAGATATTTTGTGGTGGAGACGGGTCGAGTAACAATTTCTTTGCTGTCACTTACACCGCCAGCGACACAATCCAGATCTCGCAGATAGCTAGTGGCGCGTACAACTTACAGATGGCGACGACTGCCGTCTTTCGTGACCCGAGCGCGTGGTATCACCTCGTCGTGATCTACGACAGCGCCAACGCCACCAGCACAGACCGCATCCAGATCTACGTCAACAATTCGCGACAAACTGTCAGCTATTCGACTGGCCCGTTTGGCGCGTCCACCGCATGTCAATGGAACGTGTCTGCCCGCACTCACTACCTGAGAAAGCTGGACTATGCTGCGCTCTATGGAGACATGTACGCAGCCAACGAGACCTTCATAGACGGCCAAGCCCTGACGCCCTCCAGTTTCGGCCAGACCGACGCCACCACGGGCGTGTGGGTGCCGAAGGCGTACTCTGGCACCTACGGCAACAATGGCTTCTTCCTTCAGTTCAAGGACGCTGCCAGCACCACGACCATCGGCTACGACACCAGCGGCAACAGCAACAACTTCACGACCAGCGGCATCTCGGTGACGAGCGGCACGACGTTCGACCAGATGACCGACACGCCGACGAACAACTACTGCACGTTGTCCCCGATCTACACGGACGGGGCTGGGGCCATCAGCGGAGCCAACCTCAACTTCAACGGGCTTGGTTCCAACTACAACATCTCCTCTACCATCGGCGTGTCGTCTGGCAAGTGGTACTGGGAATACACCGGGGCTGCTGGTCAGCTTGTCGGGATATTCCTGCAAGGTGGCTTGATAAGCTCCACCACGGGCGCGCTCTCGTACTTCTCGGACGGCAACAAATACACCGGCTCCACGCCTTCTGCGTATGGCGCGTCGTGGCTTGGTTCGGATGTCATCGGGATCGCACTCGACCTTGATGCCGGAACGCTGACCTTCTACAAGAACAACGTGTCGCAGGGCACGGCATTCAGTTCCCTCAGCGGGACGTATTTTCCGTGGGTCCGCACCTCTACGAGTGCAACTGGTTCGCTCAACTTCGGCCAGCGCGCCTTCAGCTACACCCCGCCCAGCGGCTTCAAGGCCCTGAACACCGCGAACCTATCGGTTCCGACGATCAAGAAGCCCTCGCTTTACATGGACGCCACGCTGCGTACTGGCACGGGCGCGACGGCGAGCGTGTCTTCGCTGGGCTTTCAGCCGGACCTCGTGTGGATCAAGAGCCGCAGCGCGGCAACGGATCATGGCCTCTACGATGCTGTTCGTGGCGTCCAGAAACAGCTTGAGAGCAACACGACGACCGCAGAAACAACTGAAACCACCGGCCTGACTGCGTTCAGCAGCAACGGCTACACAGTCGGCGCTCTGGCCCAACTTAACACCAACACCGCGACCTATGTGGACTGGGCGTGGAA